TTGAAGAGTCTAAAAAATTAGCTCACGATATAGTGGTTAATTTAGACGAGGAAGCAATGTTTAAATTAGGTTTGAATATTTCGGAATTATTTAAAATAAAAGATTTGCATAAACGTAGAACTATTTTTCGTAAAAACTCCAGACTAGAACACCTAGAACGCCTAGAACGCCTAGAACACCTAGAACACCTAGAAGTTACAAATAAAAGCTATGAAGATGTTTTAATTACAGGAGATAATCCAGTAATTTATTGCGACATTCCCTACAAAGGAACTGCAAAATATAAAGAAGGTGATTTTGACCACGATACTTTTTATGAATGGTTTTCAAATTTAGATTTTCCCGCTTATATGTCTGAATACTCAGCACCTTTTGAAAGGGTCGAAATGTTTAAACACAGGGGCATTTTGTCGCAAACTTCAAATAATGCTGTTTTTGAAAGCTTATTTTGGAACGGAAAAGGAGATATTAATAACTATAAACTATTTTAATTATGACCAACTACGAATGCACCCAGAGAGTGTTGGCGAAAATACAGCTCTCGACTAAAGAAGAAATCGCCAAAAAATTAGGTATTGCAAGGCCCACGCTTGATGCTCGATTAAAATGGCACAAATGGAAACTAGGGGAAAAACTTTTAATTGAAAAGCTATGAAACAATTCAAATATTCATTGGCGAAACGAGGAAAAATTATTTGCGATAATTGCAAAAAAAAAACAGCCGTTGCATACATCGAAACTGAAACTGGAAATATAGTAAGCGGTGCGATGCGTTGTGATAGAGAGGAAAAATGTGGCTATCACAAAAAGCCAGAAACTAATGATTTTGTTTTCGTTACGAAAGAATTGGTTAAAGAAAAGAAAACAGATTATATACATTTGTCCGTTTTTGAAAAACATTTTTTTAATCCGTGCATTTGTAATTTAATTACTTTTTTAGAAACAATTTTCGATGCCGAACAAATAAAAAAAGCTAGGTACGATTATTTTATATCGAGCAAAAACAACAACACTATTTTTTGGCAAATCGACCAACTGGAGCGGATTCGTACTGGTAAAATTATGGAGTACAATTTAAAAACTGGCAGACGTGTAAAAGACGAAAACGGCAAAGCTAAAATTAATTGGGTCCACAAACAGCCGTACACTTTAAAACAATGCTTATTTGGTTTGCATTTGACCAAAGAAGATAAAGTTAAGACTATTGCTATTGTAGAGAGTGAAAAAACCGCAATTATTATGTCGATATTCGTTCCCGATTTCATTTGGCTAGCCACTGGCTCTTTGAGCGGATTTAAAATAGAGTATCTTTCGATTATTAAATTAAGAAAAATTATAGCTTTTCCAGATAAAGGCTGTTTTCAAGACTGGTTTAATAAAGCCTTAGAAATGAATAATTTCGGATATAATATTACCGTATCGGATTTGGTTGAAAATACCGATTGCGAGAAAGGATTAGATATTGCTGATTTATACCTAAATGAAGTATTATGAGTTTAAAAGAAAAAATGTCCGCACTTATCACACAGGAAAAAAAATCCGAATTTCCTATTGAAATATTTCCTAAGCCGATTCAGTCATACATCTTAGAAGCTAATTCAACGCTAGACAGTAATATCGATTATATGGGGTGCGCGCTACTCTGGGGAGCTTCTACCGTGATTGGTAATTCTTGCAGTATAGAGGTAAAAGCTGGCTGGATTGAATATTGTAATATTTGGATTGCCTGCGTAGGGGCGGCTGGAGTTGGAAAAACGCCTAGTATTTCAATGGCAACTAGACCTTTTGAAAGATTAAATTCCGAGCTAATATCTTCTTTTCCAAAAAAACACGAAGCTTGGAAAAACTCAAAAGACGAAGAAAACGAACCTAAACCAGAGCAGTTTATAGTAAATGATATTACTATCGAAGCTTTGGTCGAAATTCACTCAAAGAACCCAAACGCAATAGGGATGTTTAGGGAAGAGCTAGATGGATGGGTAAAAAATATGTCCAGATATTCAAATGGTTCAGATTTACCTTTTTGGCTCACTACTTGGAGCGGCAAAGCCGTATCAATGAATCGAAAGAGTGGAAACTCTTACTTACCACGTCCTTTTGTTCCAATCTTAGGAGGTGTCCAGCCTGCAATTCTTGAAAGTTTTAGTACTGAAGAAAATAAAAGTAACGGATTTCTTGACAGAATTTTGCTTTGTTGTCCGGAGATAAAGATAGAAATGTATAATTCTAATGAGATGAATTACACGGCGATTGAATATTACGACAATTGGGTACGATCTTTTTATCGAAGTATTAAAATGGATATTTTAAAAAACGAAGATGAAGAGATAATTCCTACTGTTTTTAAAATGGATGTGGACGCAAAGTATGAATGGGAGAAGATTTACAACGAAATTTCAATAATGCAAAATTCTGATGAAGAAAACGAATATATGAAATCTATGTTACCAAAACAAAAATCATATATACCTAGATTCGCATTATTAATCCATTTAATTAACAATTTTGAAATTAATCATATTCCCGTACTTATTTCAAAAGAAACTATCTTAAAAGCGTTTGAATTAAGTAAATATTTTATAAAACAAGCTCAAAAAGTAAAAGTTAGCGCAAAAGAGACTAAAACAATAGCTTCAATTGTTTCGGGAAATAAAGAATTGTCTCCGAAGGAAATATTTGAAATTATGTTGAAAAAAGGCGAAAAAATAAATTATACCAAAGTAGCGGAAATGCTAAACGTTACTAGGGCGACATTGTATAGTTGGAGTAAAAGTGTATAGTAACTATACACTTTTTATACACTTTTTATACACTTTTTCACGCCACAGACCCTATAAACATTGAAAATTATACATATTATACAGTATTTTAATATAAAATATAAAATATATAAAAATTACTATATTTATAAGGGTTTTTTCAAAAAGTGTATAATTATACACTTTTTTACGCTAAGTTATTGAAAATTAAAAAGTTATACAAAATTTTACTATACACTTTACTATACACTATACAATTACTATACACTTATGAAAAAAATAAACTGCAAACATTGTCAGAATTTGTGCAAACAAATTGGAAAGACAGAATGCGAAAATTACAAATCAATAGCATCGAGACTAGAAAGCCTAAGAGAAGAAATTAGAAAGGCTTTTAATTCAGGAAACTATGATCTAGCCAAAAAATTACAAGACGAACTTTTTAAATTTGAACACGGATGAAATACACGGAAGAGCAAAAAAAGAAATTAAAAAAAAAGGATATGCAAAGATTCCATAAGTGCAATAGTTTTATTCCTACAATTATAATAAAAGACGGTTTTTTTATTGTTGAATCAAAAATAAATGGAAAATAATTTGACAATATCAAAAATGATTGTATATTTGTACTCAGATAACAAAACAATTAAAAAACAAAAAAAAATATGAAAGCACTTACATTTAATACCGAAAATGCAACTTTAGAAGAACTTACTTTAATCTGCAGTCAATTAGACGAAATAGTTTGCAAAATAATAGATAACGAAGAGAATGAAGACAACTGGATTGCTTTAAAATCTAGCAGAGAAGCTTTAAATTTGATTAATAAAGCAAGACAGGCTGATTGTAAATACACAATGTATGTTAATACTCACGCTGCGCAAGTTTGGGCAAATCAAGCAGTTTCGAACGTTGAACAAGATTTAAGTATTTAATTTATAAAAAACAAAACACTCTCAGCGTTGCTATTTTACGCTGGGATTACTAGAAAACATTATGAATCCATTTTACGAAAAAAGGCTAAACGGATTGAAAGATAAATTAACTGGAAAGTTGATAGATTTTTTTAAAAATACAACAAAAACAGATGTTGTATTTGAAATAGGAGGCAAAAATAAATGTTATGAAGTAACCTTAAATTTCGATAAACAATTAAATAAAGATTTTGATTTTCTTTATAAAATAATAGACGTTATACACGTTTACGACACATATTATAATTTAAAACTTGAAAAAACAATTTTAAAAACAGAAAGGAAAAAAGAATTTTATATAAATTCTTTTGGCGAAAAATGCTGTAAAATAACAAACGATAATAGAGCTATTAATTTTGATTATGTAGAGATAATACAACCTTACGATGGCAATGAGTTTGATTTTGCTAATTTAATAGCCGAATATGAAGATAAAAAAGAAAAATTAAAATCAGAGTTGATTTTGTACACAAAGCTTTGGGATTTAAACATTTTAAACGATTTGACTTCAAAATGTGGTAATTATAATTTGAATTTTAAACTCTGCTACTGGAAAGAACATTACGACACGAAAGAGATTTACTACGCTCTAAGGTTGAAGATAACAGAATTAAACACAAATAATATTGTGTTTAATAGAAAAATAAAAAAAGATTTAATGTTTAAGTACTTAAATAGTGAATATAAAGCCCCTAGACTTGCCGTTTGTGAGTACTTTTTTAAAAAATATTGTTCTGAAATAAAAGAAATAGATTTTGATTTTGGAAGCGAGTATTTTTTATTTGCTGAAAAAAATAATCTCGAAGCAGATAAAAACTACACACAACTTATGTTTGATTTTGAAAACTTCTTAAATAATAATTAAAAAACAAAAAATTATGAAAACACAATTCACAAAGCAATTTCTATTAGATAATTGCGGTTGCTACCCTCAGGAATATGTAAAAAAAATAATCCAAAAAGACGAATATACTATTTTGGAAATTGTAAATTCTAAAATACCATTGAAAGACAAATTTTGGTTTGTCATCAATAATTGCGATTTAATAACTAGAGAAAAACAAGATTTATCTATTAATTGCGCAGAAATTGTATTGCCAATTTTTGAGGAAAAATACCTAAATGACAAAAGACCTAGGGAAGCTATTGAAGCGGCGAAAGATTATTTAAAAGGTAAAATTACCAAAAGGGAGTTAACAGTTAAAAGGTATGCTGCTTATGCATCTGCTGCTTATGCTTCAGCTCCTGTTTATGCCGCTGCTGCTTACGCTGCTGCTGCTAATACTTATGTTACTGATTATACTGCTTATGCTATTGCTTATGTTGATACTGCTGCTAAAAACAAACTACACGAACTTTTAATTAAAATTTGCACAAAATGAACCAAAATTGGAAAACTCTAGTCGAAGAGCTAGACACGATTAGAAAGAAAAATAAAATTTCGAACGTAAAACTTTCGGAAATTACAGGGGTAGATAAAAACAACGTATCAAGGTTTTTTAAAGGCAGCCACGCCCCGACACTACCAACTTTTTTAAAGATAGCTAACGCATTAAATTTGAGTTATGAAAGCAAATGATTTTAGAATAGGAAATATTGTTCAGTACAAATTGGATGGATTCTTTATAACTCACAGGATAGGATGGGAAGACTTGAAAGAACTTTTAGAAAATCCAGAAGCGTTTAACAAGATGCACAAACCGCTGAAAATAAAGAAGCGGCTGAAAATAAAATATAGCAATTTACTAGAGTATCACGATGTCAAGTATATTCACGAATTGCAAAATTTATTTTTTGCTTTAAGAGGTATGGAATTAGAAATTATTTTGTAATTTTGTAATTCACTAAATATTTTGTTTAGGTGGCGGAATTGGCTTCCGTCAGTAGATTGACGGAAGCACCTTAAAGTCGTCATTAAATTATCTCTTAGGCTTTCGGGTTCGAGTCCCGACCTAACCACTAAAAATTATAATTAATGCAAATAGTTAAAATTCAAGAAGTAAAACTCAATCCAAACAACCCAAGGCTTATAAAGGACGATAAGTTTAAAAAGTTGGTGCAGTCAATTAAAGACTTTCCTGAAATGCTTAACATTCGCCCTATCGTTGTTAATCAAGATATGATTATCTTAGGTGGAAATATGCGTTACAAAGCGTGTAAAGAAGCTGGATTGAAAGAAATAGCTATTATCAAAACAGACCTTTCAGAAGAAAAACAACGAGAGTTTTTAATCAAAGATAATACAAGCGGTGGGGAGTGGGATTGGGAAGTATTGGAAAATGAATGGGATTCGGAGCAGTTGGAAGAATGGGGGTTGGATATCTCTAACTTTGAAGTTAATGAAGATAAACACGAAAGTTTAACTAATCCAAAAAAACTATCAGACCTTTTCATTATACCTCCATTTTCAGTATTAGATACAAAACAAGGAGCGTGGCAGCAAAGAAAAAACTATTGGCTAGGTTTAGGTATTAAAAGCGAAGTTGGCAGGAGTTCAATGGCACTTAATTTTAGCGGCATAAAAGATAGTAGTGTTGTTAGTGGTAATGGATTAAAATGGAGTGAATCTACAAAAAATATGGCTTTAAAGATAGCCGGTAAATCCGATGGTGTTTCAATGTTTGACCCCGTACTTTGTGAGTTAGCTTATCAATGGTTTAATATTCCAAAAGGCAGAATACTTGACCCGTTTGCTGGCGGTTCTGTTCGTGGTATTGTAGCTTCTAAGTTAGGCTTTGAATATTTAGGTAATGATTTAAGGAACGAACAAATAGAAGCAAACCGCCTTAATGCAATAGAGGTTTTAAAAGATGCTGAATTATATCCGACTTGGAATTGTGGCGATAGTTTAAATATTGACACTATTGCAAATGGATATGAAGCAGATATGATTTTTAGTTGTCCGCCTTATGCGGATTTAGAAATTTATTCCGATGCGAAAGAAGATCTTTCAAATATGCCTTATAAACAATTTCTTGAAGTTTATAAAGAGATAATAAAAAAATCATGCGATAAATTAAAAGAAGACCGTTTTGCAGTTTTCGTTGTTGGGGATGTTAGAGATAAAAAAGGATTTTATCAAAATTTTGTTTCTGATACAATAATGGCTTTTTGGAATTGTGGAGTTATTTTATATAATGAAATGATTTTACTTAATGCGATTGGTAATTCAGGAATGAGAGCGGCTAAAACTTTTAATGGAGGAAGAAAAGTAATTAAACTTCATCAAAACGTTTTAGTTTTTTACAAAGGAAATCCAAAGAATATAAAATCAAATTATCCTGAATTAGATTTGAGTTATATTAACGATATTGAAACAGAGGAATAATGGCATACGACAAGATTAAAATATTCGAACAGGCAAAGGAAATGATAGTCAAACACAAACTATTTTTTGTAGAGGACATTGTTTCGTTTTTGCCTTGCGCAAAGCCTACTTTTTACGAATTTTTTCCGCCTGATTCTAACGAATTGAACGAAATAAAGGATTTATTAGATTCAAATAGAGTTGCTATTAAAGTTTCGCTACGTTCCAAGTGGCACAAATCCGATAATGCTACGTTGCAGGTTTCCCTTTATAAATTGATATGCACAGAAGATGAGCGAAAAAAATTATCTATGACTCATAATAAAACAGAACATTCTGGCGAAATCAAAACAACCGACCTTTCTTCGATGACAACGGAAGAATTAGTCGAGAGAGCCAAGGCGATTAAAAAAATTGATGAATAGACACGAATTTGAAATCTATTTAGAACTCTACAAAAAAAAAGAGTTCAGACACATCCCCATCGGAAATTATTCGAATGGGGATTATTTTTATTGCACCGAAAAACAAATACAGGCCCTTGAATTACTTTGCGATGACAGCACGACATCTATTGGCTATGGCGGTTCGGCTCGTTCTGGCAAAACTGTTATTGAGGTAGTAGTTATAATTTTTGACTGCCTTGCTTACGATGGAATAGCGTGGGGATTGGCTAGAAAAGAATTGACTACTTTGAAACGAACAGCTTTGTTAACACTTTTTAAGCAGCTTTCATTTTACGGAATCGAGCAGGATAAAGATTTCAATTATAACCAGCAGTTAAACAAGATAGTGTTTAATAATGGCAGCGAAATATTTTTAATCGACACGGCTTATAAGCCTAGTGATCCTTTGAATACAAGATTCGGAGGTTTTGAATTGACTAGATGCGCA